GCTTCAAATCCCACCGCGTTGAATGTGTCGGTATTTGGTATTGTCCTAATGCGCTTTGTACAGGCTCCGGCGCAGCATGGTTTCGTCAAACACTTACAAGCTATATTTTAAACCGCAACGGTACCCATTCCGTTTGGGAAAAAGAGCGTCTTCGCAAAGGGCGCAAATACATGATAACTCAAAAGCTTAGGCGACTATTAGGATTAAAACATAAATTATGATTTTAAAATTTTTTTTTGAAGATCATAAAGATATTGTCCAATTCACTAATGATTCGGATTTTATTTTAAAGATTTATATTATACCAGTTAAGCCAAAAAGAAAATATAAACTTTTTGTAATTATTCAACCAAAATCATTTATTTTGTTCACAGATATGAAAGAGTTTGATCTTTCCAAATTATCATTTTCTTATGAGGTGGCAAAAAAACAATGATTATCGAAGGAGGAACAATCGAATGAGCTGGCCTGAATGTATCTGCTATTGTGTGCTTATTATATGTGCAGCTTTTTGTTTTTACAAAATCAATTCCTAAAAGGCCGGCGCCATTCGCCGGCCTCCCTCATCGCCGAGGGATTCAATTATTATCTCAATTCGCCACTTTTTCCGCTCGCCAATTAGTAACAAATTTGTTACTTTAATAGTAAAGTATTCACTTTAGGATTTTATTCGACTTATGGCACGTCCACCTAAAATCATTGATTGGGATGAAGTAGAATTAAGAATGCAAGCTGGCAACTCCGCAAGAGAAATTGCTACTTCATGCAGAATTTGTATCAACACCTTTTACGAAAAATTTAAAGAAGAATTTCAATGCAGTTTTCAGGATTACTGGGACAAATCATCTCAGTGCGGAAAAGCGAACATTGAATATGAACAATATAAGAAGGCAATGTCTGGCAATGTTCAAATGCTTTTGTGGCTCGGGCAAGTGAAATGCGGTCAAAAAGTATCTGATACAAACGCGCATACTTCTCCCAATGATAAGCCAATAACCGAACTACTAAATGCTATGCAAGGAAACGATGGGATTAAGTCCAAAACAGATTCAGAGTTTCCAGGAAGCAGCGAAACGCTTTAACATTTGGGTTGGCGCCGTTCGTTCTGGTAAGACTTTTTCAAGCATTCTAAAACTTATTGATCTACTCAAAAATGGTCCGCCAGGTTCTGGCATGATTATAGGAGTTAATCGTGACACGATACAACGTAATGTACTTCTCGAGTTGTACAAGTTCCTGGGATTCCCCCCTCCTTCTACGAAAACTACAGAAACCAAATTGTACGGCCGTAATATATACTTTGTTGGAGCTCATGACGAAAGTTCAGTCCGTCGCATTCAAGGCTCGACGCTTGCCTTTGCCTACGTTGATGAGGCGACTTGCATTCCGGCTCCCTTTTGGAGGATGTTATTGTCAAGATTATCGGTTACGGGTTCGCAGTTACTTGCCACTTGTAACCCAGAAGGTCCAGCGCACTGGCTCAAAAAAGAGTTCATTGATCGTGCCGATGAACTTGACCTCATCCATTGGAATTTCAACCTTGACGACAATCCAAGCTTAGATGAGAAATACAAAGACAGCCTGAAAAAAGAATATACGGGGATGTGGTACAAACGCTATATCCTCGGTGAATGGGCTGTGGCGCAAGGTCTTATCTATGATTCTTTCGACAATGACAACCTATATTCGCAACCCTGTGAACCACCAAACTATTATATTGTCGGTATTGATTATGGTACTAGTAACGCTACCGCTGCCGTTTTGTGTGCTGTATCACCGAAAAAGTGGCCGCAGATTCGTATTGAAGCTGAATACTATTATGATTCAGTCAAAAAAGGCCGTCAAAAAACGGACGCCGAATTAGCCCAAGATATCAAGGAATTTATTGCGCATAAAAGTGTTAGTGCAATCTATGTAGACCCTTCCGCAGCCAGTCTTAAAGTCGAATTGCGTCGCATGGAGTTACCCGTATTAGATGCTAATAATGATGTGGTAGAAGGAATCAAAGTAACAAGCAAATTCATTGCAGGAAAAAACATTGTCATTCATAAGAGCTGCACTACGCTGCATGAAGTGCTTCAAACGTATGCTTGGGATCCAAAAGCTGCTGATCGTGGTGAAGATAAGCCTTTAAAGGTACGCGAACACATTGCAGATGCACTTAGATATGCGATATATACTGCATTTCCTCAGGCAGAATTCAACAATCCAGATGAAAACATTACAAACGATCAATTGCGTAAAAAAGTTTTCGGCGACCAAGGTTATGGCTTTATGGGCGATTCAATTGGAGGATACTTTTAACATATTTCTAAATAAATCGCATTATGATATAAAAATATTTCATCCTAATAGGTTTCTCAAATGGGTTCTTATGAGTCAGGTCAATATGCTTTAGGCAATGGCTATATTGATCCTTCCGACATTCAAGCTAAAGATCTCAAAGGTATGATGGATTGGTTCTATCAATCCAATTACATGGGAAATTCTACATTATGGATGCAGGGAGCAATTGACAAACGCTTCAAAGTGGGCGACCAAGCCCTTTATAGTGCCGTCTATGGCCCTAATAATACTCAGGCAGCTCGTTTCTTCTTTAATCTAGTCCGCCGTCATATAAACATGATCTGTGGCTTTCAGCGCAAGAATCGCAAATCAACTATTACTCTTCCCATCCATGAAAATGATGATGCTCTTTCCGATGACTACAACAAGGTAATGCGTTGGTGTGAAGATCGTGACGGTTTCCAGGAATATCTTTCGCAAGCATTTGAAGGCAGTTGCGATACTGGTGAAACACTATTACATCTTTATCCTGATTATACTATGGACCCAATATCAGGCGATCTTTTTACGGATTGTGTATCATATAATAATTATTTGATAGACCAATACTATCGCAAGATGGACTTGAGCGACTGCAATGGAGTGTGGCGTAGACGGTGGACAAGCAAGATGGGCGCAAAGCTTCTGCTTCCTGGATATGACAAAGAAATAGATCGAATGAAGCCTGGGGGCATGAAAGATGGCCGTTTCCCTGTGCAAGCCGAGCTAAATAACGTCGCCATGAGTAACTTATTTACTTATGACGAGTTCGAATATAGAACAACACGTCCTGGTAAGATCGTATTAGATCCTATGACAGGCGAGGCCGTCGAATGGGAGCAAGACGAAAGCGACGAAGACGATCTTATGGAACGCGCCCTTGCTCAGCAACCATGGCTTCAAGTTAAAGATGTGCAAATTCCAACTGTCAAACTTATCATTGCATTATCTGGGAAAATTGTCTATCACGGTTCAACCCTCCTTAATATAGATTCTTACAGTTACATACCGTCGCAGTGTTATATAGAGAATGATATGCAGACTTATGCCTGGCGCAAACAGGGCGTAATCAGGAATCTTAGGGATCCGCAATTTCTTTATAATATGCGCAAGTGTATTGAACTTCAAATATTGCAATCTTCAGTCAATGCAGGATGGATATATCCTGTCGATGTCGTCACAGATACAAAATGCTTTAGACAGTCAAGTGGTGGCGATGGGTTCCTTATACCTCTTAAAGCAGGAAGGCAACCAAATGAGATCCAACGTATCGAGCCTGTTAATATTCCTCAGTCTCTCATTGAGCTTTCTAATTCTCTGTCTGAAGACATCACTAAAATTTCGGGGGTAAATGAAGAACTTTTGGGATCCGCCACAGATGACAAGAGTGGTATTTTATCCATGCTTAGGCAAGGAGCAGGACTCACCACTTTACAGACTATCTTTGACAAATTGGACTATACCCAGCGTTTATATGGAAAGATACGTCTCCAAGCCATTAGAAAGAACTTTAGCAAAGGTAAAATACGTAATATCCTTGGCCATGAAGCAGATCCCCGTTTCTTCACAAGCCATAGCCAAAAATACTCAATCTCTGTCGAAGAGGGAAATTATAGTGCAACTCAAAGGCAAATGGAACTCCAACAACTTCTCAATTTCAAGGAATTGGGCATGTCTATTGCAGATAAGTCCATCATACGAGCAGCATTTATCACGAATAAAAAGCAAGTTATCAAAGATATGGAAGAACAGCAACAACAGCAAATGCAGCAACAGCAAGCCGAGGCGCAAGAAAACAGCAAAATAAATGATTCGAAGGTCGTAGCTTCCATAGCAAAGGCTAAGCTAGATATGGCAAGGATTGACGAAGTATATGCCAAAGTGGATGATCTTGAAGCTGGAGCAGAACATAAGAAAACAGCTGCAGATCTAGACATCGTACGGCAAATGGTAGAGTTAGAAGATATGGACTTAGCCAATTTCCGCTCTAATCTAGAAATGGCTGAAATCATTAAAATGACTACAGGGTCAGAAAGCAAACATCCGTCCTTTAGGCGTGATGAAACAAAATCAAAAAAGCCTGCGGTGGCAGGATAGGAGAAAATATGAAAGATACACGTGGTAAAAATGCTAAGGAAGGACTGAAATTTCCTATGGGCTCAGCTCATTGGGAAAAAGCAGCAGGCAAAACTTCTGTAGCAGATGAGAAATATGCTTCTGAAATGAATGCCAATGAAGAATATAAAAGCCAAGTTGATGCTTTAGCTTCTTATACCAAGAAACATAAAATGAAATATTAAGCCCTGGAATCATATCCAGGCTGGTCCGCGACAGCCCATAGGCTTAAAACGCCGTGTCGCATTTATAAAGGATTTGGAATGATATCTGTGATTAAAGTTGGACAGACCCTTGAACACGGAAAAAAAGTTACTTATAAAGATTTTAAATATGATTATGGTGGTTGGGCAGATTCGTCAAAATATTTGCCCGGCGATTATGATTTATGTTTTTTAAAGACTGAAGAAAAAACTCTTCCTGGTTGGCATACCGGCATTTCATGGGACGGATTGAATGTTCCTGAAAATTTGGTGGTGAAGTATTGGAAGCGCAAAGAAGGAGAATGAACATGAAAAAAGAACATAAAGAAAACATCGGTTCTAATCTTGGAATCGGTTCAAAAGATCCTTGGGAAACACGATTTCCTTCTATTGCTGAAGGGCATGGCGACGATCCTGCTGGCGCTTTTTTGCCAAGACCTGGAAAGAATAGAGCACAACCTCATAAAAAAATTAACGAATGTGACCACTAATGAGAAAAACTAGAGTTAAACTGCTAAAAGAATCGCTTCGCAAGCTCATTAAGGAGCCAACAAAGCAACAATGGCGACGTTATAAAGAAAACTACATGCGAGGTCTTTTTTGAAGGATAGATTTGTTACAGCGGGTGAATTGGGTCGCAAGGCGCTTGCCGATACTACTAAATATGATGCCCTGGAAGTTGGCCATGCAATGGCCGAGGATATAGGGGTTCATATTAGGGAATCAATAGAAAAGAATAAGAACATCAT